TACTACTAGTCGCACTGGAGTTTTGGACTGCTCTAAACTCCACACCTACAAATACAACGAAGACTTGTTCAAGAAAGTAACCACACTTGCCGATGGTAAAGATCATGGGTTGATTTTCATTCTCGATTGGTCTGGTTCGATGACCCATGTAATGATGGACACTATGAAGCAGTTATTTAATCTTGTATGGTTCTGTAAGAAAGTTGCTATTCCGTTTGAAGTATATGCATTCACAAATGAATATCCATTAATGAGTGCTGATGGAGAACAACTTTTCCGCAAACGTCCGTATGAGAAAAAAGATGGTTTGATGCAGATTAATGAATATTTTTCTTTGATGAATATTTTATCTCATAAAGTAAATTCCAAAACTTTAGAAAAACAACTGAAGAATATGTTCCGTCTCGCACAATATATTACTGTTGGTGCAAGATATCCTATCCCTCATGGAATGGGACTGTCCGGAACTCCTTTGAATGAAACGATGATTGCACTTCATCAAATCATTCCACAGTTTAAGAAAAATACTAAAGTTCAAAAAGTTCAGTGTGTCGTATTGACTGATGGTGAGGGTTATGGACTTACTTATCATCGTGAGATTCAACGTTCATGGGAGTTTGAACCTTTTATTGGACTTGGTAGAATTGGTGATAATTGTTATCTTCGTGATCGTAAAACGGGAAACACTTATTCTTTGGATTCTATGTGGGATGACTACACTGACATTTTGATTCAAAATTTGAGAGACAATTTTACTGACACTAATTTTATTGGTATTCGTGTTCTTGAGTCTCGTGATTCTAATCGTTTTATTAGTCGTTACACTTGGGGTGAATATAAATTAAAAGAGCAAATACAAAACCAGTGGAAAAAAGAGAGATCATTTGCTATCAAAAATTCTGGTTACCATTCTTATATTGCACTTTCGGCAACAACTCTTGCAGGTGAATCTGAATTTGATGTATCGGAAGATGCTTCTAAAACTCAAATCAAAAAATCTTTTATGAAGAGTTTGAAGAATAAAAAAATGAATAAGAAAATTCTAAATGAGTTTGTTGGACTTGTTGCCTGATAAATATTTCTATAGTAATAGGTATTAAGAATGTCTAAATTTGGAGATTTATTAGGAGGAAAAACTCCGGCACCAGCTCCAGCAGCACCTGCACAACCTACTCCAGTTGCAGTCCCTTCAGAACCAGCAGAAGCAATTGCTCCTGATCCTCTTGTTGTAGAAGAAGTTGTCGAAACTTTTCCGTATGAGAGTGATGTTTCTATCGATGATATGAGTAAAGATGAACTTGAAGAGTATGGTAGAACTGTTGGTATTGAGTTGGATAGAAGGCACTCTCGTAGAAAATTGATTAAAGAGTTGAAAGAACATCTGACCAATTCTTAAACTGTCCACTGGGGGTCGTCAAGACCCCTTTTTTCTTGTATAATAACTTCAGTTGAAATCAACAAAACAAGATCATGTCTCTTTCTGCTGAATACATCGTCACTTCATTACAGGAACTTTATGGAGAGTCTGTAACTGGTTCTGATATTCGTGGATGGTGTGCGATGAATGGATCCAACTATCAGACAGTTACAAATAAAATTGCTGATTATAAAGTTGGACGTGGTAAGTGGAACCTGACTATTCAGGAAAAACTTGAGCAAACTTATCAGGCACCTCCTGCCATGCCTACTATTGAACAAAATTTGATTCCTGATAAAGATGATACTTTCGTCAAGTTTGGTAACTTTGGTGATCTTAAAAAAATTATTCAGTCCCGTCTTTTTTACCCAACGTTTATTACGGGTCTTTCGGGTAATGGTAAAACGTTATCTGTGGAGCAAGCGTGTGCTCAACTTGGACGTGAACTGATTCGTGTAAACATTACTATTGAGACTGATGAAGACGATCTTATTGGTGGTTTCCGTCTTGTCGATGGGGCAACTGTTTGGCATAACGGACCTGTCACTGAAGCACTCCAGAGAGGAGCAATCCTGCTACTCGATGAAGTTGACCTTGCTTCTAACAAAATCCTCTGTCTCCAGTCCATCCTTGAAGGTAAGGGTGTGTTCCTGAAAAAAATTGGCAAGTATGTAAAACCAACAAAAGGTTTCAATGTATTTGCTACTGCGAACACAAAAGGTAAAGGTTCTGATGATGGTCGTTTTATCGGAACTAATGTTCTGAACGAAGCATTCTTGGAACGTTTCCCTGTAACCTTTGAGCAGGCATATCCAACTCCTGCGACTGAACAGAAAATCCTTGAGGGTAATGCTTTGGATCTTGGAGTCGAAGATCGTGACTTCTGCAAGCGTTTGGTTGATTGGTCAGACGTGATCAGAAAAACGTTTTATGATGGAGGTATTGATGAAATCATCAGCACCCGTCGTTTGGTTCACATCATTCGTGCTTATGGTATCTTTAATGATAAAGCGAAAGCACTTCAAGTTTGTATCAATCGTTTTGATGATGAAACCAAGCAAGCATTTATGGAACTTTATGACAAAATTGATGTTAATTTTGTAATGCCTACCGAAGAGCAACAAAAACAATCTCTTGACTCTCACAACTTTTCCTGATATAATAAGTTATGACTAACTCTTGGTCTATGCTTTATGATGAAATTTTAAAAATGGATAAAAAAAATAATCTTGATGAAATCAAACTTAAAGATATTACGCCAAATGGTAATTGGGCGACGGATGGAACTTGGATAGCAGGAACAGATGATCATGATTTTTTTATTAATCCTGATCCTGATTCTATCTATCCATCTTCAACTCCTTGGAAATATAATGAGGAGGAGATTGTAAAAGAACTTCTTGAATACATTAGGGGAACATACAAACAACACTATGCTGATAACGATCAAAATCTCCAAACTTTAGATTTTATTGAAGCAGCACATAATGATGGTGAATCATATTCTAGAGATAATATTATGAAATATGCATCTCGATATGACAAGAAAGGTGCAGCACGTCTTGATATAATGAAGATTCTTCACTATGCTGTTCTTCTGATGTATTTCAATGACAAGAATGCAGAACGTGAAACCTATCCTCAATAATAATGAAACTCAAAGATCAAACAATGAAACTGTCTGACAATGCACTTGCTATCCTTAAGAACTTTGCGGGTATCAACAATTCTATTCTTGTAAAGCAAGGCAACAAACTTCGCACTATCTCTGTGGCAAAAAACATTCTTGCCGAAGCAGAAATCAAAGAAGATTTTCCACGGGACTTTGCAATTTATGATCTCAACCAGTTCTTGAACGGTTTGAGTCTTCACCAGGATCCTGATCTTGACTTCAATCAAGACAGTTACTTAAGTATTAAAGAAGGTAAGCGTCGTGTGAAGTATTTCTTTGCCGACCCGAATGTAATTATTGCTCCTCCAGAGAAAGAGATTACATTGCCATCCCAAGATGTATGCTTCCAGTTGGATAGTGTAACACTTGAAAAATTGAAGAAAGCAGCAGCAGTATATCAACTTCCTGATATGTCTGCGATTGGTGAGAATGGTGTCATCAAACTGGTGGTTCGTGATAAGAAAAACGATACTTCCAATGAGTATGCCATTGTTGTTGGTGAGACTAGTGACGAGTTTGAATTTAACTTTAAGGTAGAAAATATCAAGATTATTCCTGGTGCTTATGAGGTGGTAGTGTCCTCTAAACTTTTATCACAATTCACAAACACGCAACACAATCTCAAGTATTATATTGCTCTGGAACCTGATTCGACATTCGGATGAGACACATTCTCTTCACCCTTAAGGGGTGTACACGGAAGAAAGTAGAAGAAAAATGAGAGAGGCAGCAAAACGAAGAAAAGAAAAAAGTTCTTGATTTTTGCTGCTTTCTTTGCTAAACTAAACCTGAATGGGTATGAATGGAAGAACAATATGGTTGGGACACCAAAGATGAGTTTCCTGATGAAAGTACCGAGTTTCCTTCTTCACGAAGAGTTAAGACCCTTTACCTTTACGAACTAGAAGGTGGGGGATGTATTATGCATGATGGATACATTCAAATAGGTATTATGAAACATAGTGTTGAGAAACACATGGAACTAAATCCTACCGTTAATTGGATTGTGACCTATTGGTGTCCTGATATATTTGCTAACAGGTACAAAAGAGTTTCATTTCAGAAAACTGAAAAGAAAAATGAGGGAAGTCCAAAGACGGACAATCAAGGACAGGGTATGGATTTGGACATAAAACCGAAAGGTTGTGGTATACTAAAGGACAAGTAGATTTGATTATGAACACAGACAGAACTGATTTTTTGTGGTGTGAACGTTACAGACCACAAACTATTGAAGAATGTATTCTTCCTGAGAGTACAAAGAAGACTTTTCAATCTTTTCTAGATAGGGGGGAGATTCCTAATATGCTACTTGCCGGTCCTCCAGGCATTGGTAAAACAACAGTAGCAAAGGCACTATGTAGAGAACTTGGAGTAGATGTATATGTCATCAATGGATCCGATGAGGGACGATTCCTTGATACCGTCAGAAATAATGCGAAAAACTTTGCTTCGACCGTATCACTTACGTCAGATTCCAAACACAAAGTCATTATCATTGACGAAGCTGACAACACATCCAACGATGTACAACTCCTCCTACGGGCGTTTATTGAGGAGTTCGCTGGCAATTGCAGATTCATCTTTACCTGCAACTACAAAAACAAAATCCTTGAACCTCTCCATTCCCGTTGTGCCGTCGTTGAATTTGGAATCAAAGGAAAAGAAAGACAGGGTATTGCAGCACAGTTCTTCAAACGCATTCGACAAATCTTGGATGCAGAAGGTGTTGAATATGATAACAAGGTCCTGGTAGAATTAATCAATAAGCACTTTCCTGATTGGAGGAGAGTTCTTAATGAATGCCAAAGATATTCCGTAAGTGGAAAAATCGATTCTGGTATTCTTGCCACTTTTTCGGATGTAGCAGTCAATGAACTGGTTAAAAACCTTAAAGAGAAGAATTTTCCCGAAGTACGTAAATGGGTTGTCAATAACCTGGACAATGATACTACTGTCCTGTTGCGTCGTATTTACGATGCTTGTTATGATTCCTTGGTTCCGAATAGTATTCCTGCTGCTGTGCTTGTCCTTGCTAAGTATCAGTATCAAATGGCATTTGTGGCGGACCAGGAAATAAACTTACTTGCCTGTTTGACTGAAATAATGGTGGAGTGCGAATTTCAATGAAAGCTTGTTCAAAGTGTTTAGTTACTAAACCATTATCTGATTATCGTATTGAGTCTTCAAGAAATTGGAGAGTTCCAATTGAACAAAGACGAAAATATTATCGGGAAGAATGTAAAGAATGTGAAAAAAAACTTAGTAAACAACTAAGAGAGGCAAAAAAATTAGCAACTCCAAAACCAACAAAATGTGAGTGTTGTTCAAAAGAAACTGATGAACTAGTTGTTGATCATGATCATCAAACGGGAAAATTTCGTGGATGGTTATGTAAAACTTGTAATATCGGAATAGGAAAACTTGGTGACAATCTTACTGGAGTTGAAAATGCCACTCGTTATTTAAATAATTGTGAATTCAAATGATTGATGTAAAACTGATTCGTATCGTAACTGGTGAAGAAATCATCGCAGAGGTTCTCTCTGAGACTGATGATACTATCACCGTTCAAAATGGTCTTGTAGTTCTTCCAACTAATAATGGTGTTGGATTTGCTCCATGGGCAACCGTGATTAGTAAAGAAGACCCAGAGATTACGATTTCCAAAACTCATGTCGTATATGTCGCAGAGGTTCAGGAAGATGTCTGTAAGAAGTATAATGAAATGTTTGGTAGTAAGTTGATTACTCCAAACTCTAAAAAACTTGTCTTGTGACTTAAATGAGAATTGGAGTCATGTGTTCTGGAAACGGAACTAACTTTGTGAACATCGTTGAGAATTGTCCAGACCATGAAGTTGTAGTTATGATCTACAATATCAAAGGTTGTGGTGCTCAAGAAAGGGCAGACCGATTGGGTATTCCCAACTGTCGTATTAAGAGTAGTGATGAACAAAAAATCATCGATAAACTCAATAGACATAAAGTTGATTTAGTAGTTCTTGCTGGTTGGATGAAGATTGTTACACCGGGATTGATTAATGCTTTTCCGAATAAGATAATTAATATTCATCCATCATTACTTCCAAAGTATAGGGGTCTTAATGCCGTTAAGCAGGCATTAGATAGTGGAGATAAAATCACTGGTTGTACAGTTCATTATGTGACTGAAGAGTTAGATTCTGGGGGATGTATTGATTCTTCTTCTGTTCCTATTTGTGCTGGAGATACAGAAGAGACTTTACATCACAGAGTTCAGAGAGCAGAACATCGTTTACTTCCTATGGTAATTAATAATTTATTTGAAAATATAAATTAAATGGAATGGTTCATTGAGTTACTACAAATGAGACAAGATAAAATTGATACACAAGGCATGAGTATTCCCTCTAAGGGTAATATCAATTCTGAGAGGGATATCCCTCCAATGCCAGTAAAGCATCGTACAATCTTCACACCTGAAGAACGTAGAGAATTGAAAGATATTGTTAATGAAGCACTCGATGAGAGGTGGAACGACCATGAAGTTTAAGGCACTAGTATTCATTCGATTGAGATCTCAGGTTGATGACTCTCCTGGTAATGCCGTCAGAGATGCCTGTAAGAGATTATCTGAACTAGATATTAAAAAGTTGAGGTTAGGTAAGGTCATTGACATTTGGATTGAGGCACCTGATAAAGAGTATGCCGCCAAAGAAGTGACTAGACTGAGTGGTAGATTTCTTGCCAATACTGTAATGGAGGATTGGTATTATGAATTGACTGAAATCGATAGTTTCCCTCCAGGAGTAGAATAATGGCACATGAATTCGACCCATGTGAAGCACCGGTTGATGGTCTAGTTGATAAATGGGGATTTACAATTAAACCTACAATTAGTGATACTGAGTGTATTTTAATTTGTCTAAAAAATGCACCTTGTGGAATTGATAAAAAACAATCAGAACGTTTAGTAAAAGAGTTAGAAAATGGAAGGATTTAATGAACCAGGATCAAATAAGAGTTGGATGGATGATGGATTTAAAAAGTATATAACACAATATCAAATAGATAATGTAGTTTCACTTTTAAATGGTAAGTTAGAGTATGCCTCTACTTACGATAACACTGGTAAAATCACTAAAAAAATTATTATTACTTACGATGAAACAAACGAAAAAGTGTCAGGTTAAGTCTAAGTTCTACTATATCTTTTGGGGAACTGCTACAGCATCAGTTTTATTGGGGCAACTATATGTCGGAACTGGATATAGGGTAATGGCAGAAAGCACACTGAGTTTTCAAGATTACCTTACAGAACTTTTAGTTACTGCTGATACTTTCTGATGGAACTACTAAAAATTGATAAAAGTAAAATGGTGGAGGAGAAAGTCAAAACTACTCCCCAGAATGTAAATGAAGCAAATGAAGCACTTTTTCGTGCTACAATGAACTTGCCTACTGCCGCAAAACATTGTGGTATGACTCAGAAGGAAATGAAATTGACCTTCTGGGAATTTTTGAAATATCATCCATGTGATTATGAGTATTCCCAAACTACCTGAAGAAAAAGCAATATGGGCAGCAGATCAATTTATAGAATACTATTCTAAATTTAATCGTATTGATGATTACCTTAGGTTTGTAAAGGAAAGTAGAATTAGTAAATCATCTTCTAAGTTATTTGGACCTGAAGATGATATTTTTTCGGATTTTCACATTCATCCAAATGACATGGATTTTAGCATTCATGTTGTGGATACTAGTTCGAAACCTACTACCAAATATAATCAAGAACTGTATTCTGAAATACTTCATGATACTGCTTCAAATCCAATTGAAGAAGCAATTCCAGGAAGAACTTTGAAATGGATTGTGGTTGAAAATACAACTAATAAAGTTGTTGGTGTTATTAGATTTGGATCTCCTACTATAAATTCAAAACCAAGGAATAATTATTTTAAAGAAGTTATTCCTTTATCTAAAATTAATAAAGAATTTGTTATGGGATTTAATATTGTCCCAGTACAACCATTTGGGTTTAATTATTTGGGTGGTAAATTACTTGCTCTCCTAGCATCATCTAATGAACTTAAAAGGCAGTTTGACGAAAAGTATAATACTGATTTGAAGTATTTTGAAACAACTTCTTTGTATGGAACTACAAAAGGAGTTTCGATGTATGATGGTCTTAAACCTTTTCTTAGACATGTTGGAGATACTGAAAGTAATTTTCTTCCATTATTTCATGATGAATATTTTAGAAAAATGTTTTGGTGGTTTAATGATAATGCAAATAATGGTGAGCGTTTAATATCTGCAGATAAGTCTTCAAAAAAATTGAAGATTCAAACTAAGATGATTTCTATCATTAGAAATTCTCTTAAACAACATCCCAAACTAGATGAGTTTAATCTTTGTATCGAAAATGCAAAAAAATTAACAGAAAAGAAACGTTTCTATATTTCTAAGTTTGGTTATGAACCTGAAGATGTTATTGAATGGTGGAAAAAAAAGGCATCTAAACGTTATGAAAAATTAAAAAATGAGGGAAAGTTAAGAACTGAATTAGAACTCTGGAAAGTCAACTCGCAAATTGAGATTATTAGATAATGGAACTGAAAGACTGGCTCAACTCTATCAATCAAACCAAGAAGCATTTGATTGATGAAGATCCTTCACTTGAAAAAGAATATCCTCCTTATATCATCAATCGTTGTTTCTCTGGTCATCTTGATACCTTGATGTTTACGAATGAAATGAATAAGTATAATTTCCTTCCCAAGAAGTTACAATACGACTTCTTTATAAATATTGTGAGGAAAAGGAAGAGATTTTCTCCCTGGATCCGACAAGATAAGATCAAAGATCTAGATTATGTCAAACGTTATTATGGTTATAGTAATGAAAAGGCAAAACAGGCTTTGAAAATTCTAACAAAAGAACAACTTAATTTTATTAAATCGAAATTTGATACTGGAGGAAAAAGATGAGTGTTGTTAGAGAAGCTGAAGTGAAGTGGACACCAGACCAAATGGTGGAAGTGGTTCTAGGAGAACCAGATGACTTTCTGAAAGTGCGTGAGACTTTGACTCGTATCGGAGTTGCGTCTAGAAAGGAAAAGAAAATCTATCAGTCCTGTCACATTCTGCACAAGCAAGGAAGATATTACCTTGTGCATTTTAAGGAACTATTTGCCCTTGATGGTAAACATGCAAATCTGACATTGAACGATGTTCAAAGACGTAATCGTATTGCTCAATTACTTGCTGATTGGGGTCTTATTAGCATCGTTAGTGCTGATAAAATACAAGATATTGCTCCACTAAATCAGATTAAGGTTCTTGCATTTAGAGATAAACAAGACTGGATTCTTGAGACCAAATACAATATTGGGTCGAAGAAGAAAAGGACAGAAGAAACCGAATAAAAAACAAAGCACTCTTGACAGGGTGCTTTTTTATGTGCTACGATATCTGAGTCTGAGCAGTTAGTATTCAAGGAGAAAAACTCTAGTTAGTTTTCACGACTCAATACTCATCAGACAGGTTGACAGAAGACTAAATTAGATCTATAATATAAGTCTTCGGGTCAATCAGTATTCAAGGGAAAATACTCTTGTTAGTATTCAGTGTCTAATACTTGCCGAAGAAACTAAAACCCCTAGTTGGTTTTCAGTAATACTTAATGTTTACCTTGATT